CGCTGGTCGTTCCGAGGCTCTATCCCTGCTTGTTCTTGACGAGGCTGCCCACATTGAGGGTCTAGAAGATCTATGGACTGGTCTTTACCCAACACTATCAACAGGTGGTCGCTGCATTGCAATCTCTACACCAAATGGTGTTGGTAACTGGTTTCATAAAACTTGCGTAGGTGCTGAGACCAATGAAAATAATTTCCATCTCACAACACTTATGTGGGACGTTCACCCTGATAGAGATGAAGAGTGGTTTAAGAAAGAAACCAAAAACATGTCCAGAAGACAGATTGCACAGGAGTTGGAGTGTAACTTCAATACTTCTGGTGAAACTGTTATTGATCCAGAAAACATGGAATGGATTATGGCTAACATAAGAGAGCCAAAACACAAGACCGGCTTTGATAGAAACTTCTGGATTTGGGAAGAGTATGACCCGAGTTGTAATTATCTTATGGCGGCAGACGTAGCAAGAGGCGACGGTGCCGACAGTTCCACATTTCACATACTAAAATTAGAAACAATGGAGATCATAGGCGAATACATGGGCAAACCTACACCCGACTTATACGCCAACATGCTAAATCAAGTGGGCAGAGAATTTGGAAACTGCATGTTAGTCGTAGAAAATAATTCTATTGGTTATACTGTTATAGATAAGTTAGTAGAGTATGCTTATCCTAATCTTTATTATTCTATTAAATCTACACATGAATACATTGACCAACACCTTGGTGAACATAAGTCAGGAGCAATCGCCGGCTTCTCTACTACAAGTAAGACTAGACCCCTCATCGTAGCCAAGCTAGAAGAGTTTATGAGAAACAAACTAGTTAAGACGTATTCTTCGCGTTTAGCAAACGAGTTCCGCACTTTTATTTGGTACAACGGGAAGCCACAAGCCATGAGGGGCTACAACGACGACTTAGTAATGGCTCTTGCGATTTGCTGTTGGGTTAGGGATACTGCCCTACAGACAAGCTCTAGGGACCTTAACTATCAAAAAGCCTTTGTTGATGCTATTATGACTTCAAGAACAACCCTAAATACACAAGTAAGAGGACAAATAGGCTACACAGGCGAAGATACAACTAGTAAAATGAACGAAGCAAAAAACCTATATTCACAGTATATGTGGATAATAAAGTGAGAAAATAAATGGCACCAAAAAATCCAAAGCAAGGCAAGAATCCAGCAAACAGAGATTCCCAGTTATTCAGGTCTCTTACTCGGCTGTTCTCTGGACCAATCATAAATTATCGATCTGAATCTGGTCGTAAGATCCGCAGGCAGCATTTAGATAAGTATTCAACTCGTTTTAAATCTGCGTCCGGGCAACAGTTTAAGAAGCAATCTTATAATCCACTAGACACAATCGCCGCCAATGCTATCGCAAACCAGCGCAGGTCAGAGCGCTACATTGATTTTGACCAGATGGAATACATGCCCGAGTTGGCTTCTGCTTTGGATATCTACGCGGACGAGATGACCACATTCTCCGCCCTCTCACCAATGCTAAACATTAAATGCCGCAATGATGAAATCAAGGCTGTTCTGAACATTCTTTATCACAATGTAATGAACATTGAGCATAACTTATTTGGCTGGTGTCGCACTATGTGCAAGTATGGCGACTTTATTCTTTACCTTGATATTGATGATGAGATTGGTATTAAATCATCTATTGCCCTTCCTACACAAGAGGTTGAGAGACTAGAAGGTCTTGACGCCACAAATCCTAATTATGTCCAGTATCAGTGGAACTCTGCTGGTATGACTTTTGAGAACTGGCAAATTGCTCATTTCCGTATTCTTGGTAATGACAAATACTCACCATACGGAACTTCTGTGCTAGAGCCTGCTCGCCGCATTTGGCGTCAGCTTACTCTTATGGAAGATGCAATGATGGCTTACCGCATCGTTCGTTCTTCAGAGCGGAAGGTATTCAAGATTGATGTTGGCGCTATTCCTCCACAAGAGGTTGAGCAGTATATGCAGAAGATCGTATCTCAGTTGAAGAGACATACGATTGTTGATAAAGATACGGGTCGTATTGATTTACGCTATAACCCGCTCTCTATCGAAGAGGATTATTACATTCCTATTCGTGCTGGCTCTGCGACTGATATTCAGTCTATTGCTGGCGGACAGAACACAACTGCGATTGATGATGTTAAGTATCTTCGCGATAAGTTGTTCTCCGCTATCAAGATTCCACAGGCATACCTTACCATGGGTGAAGGCGCACAGGAAGATAAGACCACACTCGCCACAAAGGACATTCGTTTCGCACGAACTATCCAGCGCCTACAGCGCTCTGTTCTCCATGAGCTAGAAAAAGTTGGAATTATCCACCTTTACACTCTTGGCTACAGAGGAGAGGATCTCTTAAACTTCAAGCTTGCCCTAAACAACCCAAGCAAGATTGCAGAGTTACAGGAACTAGAGCACTGGAAGAGTAAGTTTGACATTGCTGCTTCTGCTACCGAAGGTTATTTCTCTCGTCGCTGGGTTGCTGATAACATTTTTGGAATGTCCCACGAAGAATTCCTCCGCAATCAGCGCGAGATGTTTTACGATCGCAAGCACGATACTGCCCTTGAGGGTGTCGCTGAGGCGGCTGCCGGCGGCGGTGGAGGCGAAGGAGGTGGAGGTCTCGACCTCGGCGGCGGTGACGAAGGTGGCTTAGACCTTGGCGGCGATGAGGGTGGTGGAGAACTTGACCTTGGTGGAGATGCCGCCACTGCTCCCGAAGCAGATGCAGCCGGCGGCGATGACTCTGCACTTCTAGCAGCACCTCCTGGTTCTCGTGATTCGCCTCGTCTCGCTAAGAATCAAAAATGGAATTTAAACAAGCGTGCAAGAAAAGGAAAAAAGTATCTAACTAAGGGTGCAAAGGGTAAGGTCTATCAAAAGGTAGCCGTAGATAAGCGACCTTCAGGTGCAAGGACAAGAAACTACAGCAGTGTCCCCACGCCCGAGATGAACACTTATAGAACTAATAACTTAGGAGCGCCAGAGCTTAGATCTCTCGCAAGAGGCATTTATGAAGAACAAGACCCTATTTATCTAAGAGAACAGGAAGAAGAACAAGCTCTTCTTGAGGTTGATAACTCTGTCAAGTTCTTGCTTGAGTCACTAGATAATAAGGTAACGGAGAAGATTGATGAAGAATAAACACAATAAGAAGAGAAACACTGCTTTTGTTTTTGAAGCACTTGCTCGTGAAGCAACTGTTGCTATTATCAAAGGCGACAACGATCGCAAGGCAAAGGTAGTATCAATTGTTCGCAAGCACTTCACAAGTGACTCGTTGCTCAAAAAAGACCTAGAATGCTACCGCTCCCTCTACGAAAATCAGAACCTAGACGAAACCACTAGTAAAAAAATCGTAGAGGCTGTAATGGCTGCTAAGCGCCTTATTGACCCCGAAGGACTGTTCAAGCAGCAGACTGAAGTCATCAATGACATTAACAAGGAACTGAGCCCCGCAACTTTTAATAACTTTGTTCCAAACTACAAGTCCCTAGCAACCATCGCCAAGATGTTTAACACCAACTCGCCCAAGCAGGCAGTTATGCTAGAAACAAAGATTATTCAAGGAATGACTGGTGTTCTAGAAGAACAGCAGATGCAGCCCATTGATGCGATCACTTACACAACTTTTACCAAAAAGTTTAACGAAAAGTATGGCTCTGCTTTACTCCAAGAACAAAAAGAATTATTAAACCACTACATCTCATCATTCACTACCGATGATTTGGAAACAAAGATCTACCTCAATCGTGAACTCACAAGATTGAAGGAATCCCTTGAAAAAGCAAGAGAAGTTGAAGAGGTTGCTGCTGATCAAGAAATGATTAGAAAAACAGAGCTAGTCAAGGAACGCCTTGCAGCTTTATCAAGCCAAACTGTCTTGACGGAAGCAACTCTCTTCACAATTTTGAAGACTCAAGAACTTGTAAAGGAAATCTACGACGATGGCAGTAACAGTTAGAATTGTCCCAGTACCAGAGACAGTCAAGGTTACAATTAAACCTAAGACTCCTCCTCCTACTATAACTTTAGAGCTTGACATTCGTAAGTCTCTTAGTGGCGATCTTATGATCTTTGATCACGGAGACATCGACATCGTTCTATCTGGAAAGGACAAAAAGATTACTGCCTTCCCAAAACAGACCATGACTGATTTTACTTACGGCGCACAGAACCGCTTATTTAATCATCTTGCTAGAAAAGGTATTGTAATTCCTGAATCTATTCAGGGCGCATCTTTCTATGGTGCGATGGAGGCAACTCTCCAAGAAGCAGCAGATGGCAAACTAAATGCTGCCAAGTTTGCGCTTGTAAACATTGAAAAATTCATAAAAGAAGAAAAGCCTTACTACGACAATGTTGAAACAGTCGTCGGCGGTGTTGAGGATGAATACACTGAACCAGATAAGACTGATTCTACCGAACTTGGCGAAGTGCCACAGCGCGACGAACAGGGATCTATCCGCAAGGGTTACATACGAGATCCCTACACATTCTCTTACATGTACACAATCTAGGAGTTATCATGGAATTGTTATTGTTTGTGCTCATAGCCTATGGACTAACACAAATTTTAGTCTATAGTGATATGCCCATACTTAAAAGACTACGCCCCAGTAAAGAATCATATAGAGGTTATGGTAAAGTTTTTCATTGTCCTATGTGTATGGGATTCCACGTCGGCTGGTTTTTATGCCTTCTTTCTCCTTGGACAGAACTACTTACCTTTGACGTTACGCTAATTAATGCTTTCTTACTTGGCTGCCTCTCGTCTGCTACCTCCTATGTTCTTAACATGGTGTTTTCAGACGAAGGAATTATGATAAAGCATAATTACAAATACGATAACCATTTAGGAGAAGAGTGATGAACAACTATCTAATCAGCAAGTGGGGCTTACAGCCCGTCCGTCGTTGTTGTAAGGGTTCCTAACTCGCGCGGGTAACGCCCGCTTTTTACTTTTTTGAGGAAACAAAATGAAACTTACCGAATCTAAATTACAAGAACTTGTTCTTGAAGAACTTGAATTAATGGTTGAAAATGGAGAGCTTGATGAAGGCTTTCTCGATCGTTTAAAAGCCCGCGCCGCTGGCGCAGGAGAAAGAATTAAGGGTACCACGAAGACACTTGCAACAAAAGCAGCCAGTGCTCTTGCTGGAGCAGCAGGAGAGGTAGCCTCTTCTGATATACTTTCAAAGCAAGCAGATGACACAAAAAGAAAAACAGATAGCGCAGTTTCTGATAGGAGAGCCTTGAGTATTTTGCGTTCCTATTCCAAGAAGATGGCTAAAATAAATGGAGCAATTGGTAAAATTTCTGATGAATTGATGAAAGACTTAGAAAAGCTAGGAATGGATAGAAAAGATACAAGACAACTAGAAAAAGATATTGGCACCTTGATGAATCAAATTGTCAGCCTGACCCAAAATCTCAAAAAAGGAAAAACTGGACTTTCTAGCACAGATGCTGAAAAAAGAAGAGAGATGTCATGAATTTATTAAGAGAATACTACGAACTATGTGAAGGCGGTGTTTGCCAAGACCTTCTTACCGAAGAAGAAAAGCGCTTTGTTGCTTCTGGGGGTATGTACCTCACAGGCAAATTACAACAAGCCAATACACAAAATGGAAATGGTCGTATTTATCCATACGAGGTTTTGGTTAGAGAAGTCGAAAATTATACAAAGCTTGTAAAAGAAAACAGAGCACTTGGAGAGCTAGATCACCCCGACGATTCTGTTATTAACCTCAAAAACGCCTCACATCTTGTGACCTCCATTTGGATGGAAGGCGACACCGTTATGGGTAAGGTAAAGGTTCTAGACACACCATCAGGAAAGGTGCTCAAGTCTCTTGTAGAGTCAGGTGTTAAGCTTGGTATTTCTTCTCGCGGCATGGGTTCGGTTGAAAACAGAAACGGACAAACAGTCGTACAAGACGACTTTCAGTTAATTTGTTTTGACTTTGTGTCCGAGCCTTCAACACCTGAGGCTTTCATGGTTAAGGAAGGAAAAGATTTTACAAATCAGGTATTTACAAAAGCAGATCGAATCAATAGACTACTCAATGAAGTATTGAAGGAACAATGAATAAGACACAACTCAAAAAGCTAATCAAGCCAGTCGTAAAAGAGTGCATTCAAGAAGTCCTCATAGAAGAGGGTCTTCTTACAGAGGTCGTATCTCAGGTCACTGCTGGCTTGACTCAACAACCAATTGTTGAGAATAAACCAAAGAAAACAAAAGATAACCTATTTAATGAAGACTTGCAAATGCAGCGCAAGTCCCGTGAGGCGAATAAGAAGCTACAAGAGCATCGTAGAAAGTTACTAGATTCAATTGGTCAGGGCGCTTACAACGGCGTAGATCTCTTTGAGGGCACAGAACCCATGAGAGAATCAGCATCGCCCGGCGCTTCAAATAGACCAAATGTTCTAGGTGATGACCCCACAGATGCGGGCGTAGATATAAGTTCTATCATGGGAAATGCAGGCAAAATCTGGCAAGCAATTAAATAGGAATACAAATGAGTAGACATAAGAAGGCTAACGCTGTCGTAACCGCCAGAGAATGCCGTGGAAATCACGAAAAGATGATCCGCAAGTTCATCAAGAAGTGTAAAAAAGCAAGAGTAATTGAGCAAATTAGAGACAGAAGGTACTTTAAGAAGCCTTCTGATGTAAAGCGTCATGCAAAGCAGGCAGCAATTCGCAGACAGAAGCGAGATGTTGTAAAGCAAAAGGCAAAAGAAGCACGCCGCGAAAGAAATAGTTAAGACTATTTATTACGACTATGTAAAAACGGAGGTTTCTTATGTCTAACTTTATCAAGTCCTATCAAGCGAATGTAGGACTTAACCATGTGCCTGCCTATCAGGTTTCGGGACAGCCATTTGCTAGTGGCTCAATTAGTGCCACCTCGGGTGACGCGGTTGTTGTCCGTTTTCCCTATGTAACCCGATGGATTCAAATTACAAACCATGATGGCTCAAATGAATTAACTGCTTCATTTTCCGAAGCTGGTCTGTCAGGCGGAAACCACTTTAAAATTCACGAAGCACAATCATCAGGAAAAGCATCTGGCTACAGCCCCGTTCTTGAACTCAAAGTTTCTGAAATTTGGTTTACCGGCTCTGCTGATTTTGACGTTGTTGCTGGACTAACCTCCATCCCTGCTTCTCGCGTAACAACCGATAGCGGTCCAAGCTGGTCAGGCTCTGCTGGGGTGGGTTGATAGATGGCTCAATTTGGATGGGCATACGTCAACTGCAATGACTCTAATCTTGGTGCCGACATGGGCATCAGGTATGTTTCTGGCTCTGCTGTAACTGCGTCTTCTACGTTTATTTATGATGTAGATAATAACAAAGTAACGTTAGATGGAGACATTGAGATTAACGGTGCTGTTACCGCAAGTTTCTTTGTTGTAGATGAAACCGAAGTTATCTCTGGCTCTACTATCTTTGGTAACACAGATGATGATATCCACCAAATGACTGGTTCACTCTCTGTCGGACCTTCTGCTAGTGCCCCTATATTTCAAGTTGATGTTTATTCTAGCCAGTCGATCACTACCGGTTTTAAAGTTGCTTATCGTTATTTGACAAGTTCTGGATTTACATCTTCTAATGAGAACTACATAATTGGATTTGGTGGGTCTAGTGATCTAGAGTTTAGGGTACATTCTGCTTCTGTCGCTGGTGCTGGGGCTATTATAATGATTAAGGATGAAGCAGCCAGTAGAGCGGGAACCTTAACAATCTTGGCTTCTTCTGGCGAGAATATAGATAATGAAGGCTCCTATGAACTATCAGGCTCTAACCCTGCTATTGGTCTCTACTCTAATGGAACCAACTGGTTCGTTATCTGATCTAAAGGAGTTGTAAGATGGCATATAACGCCCTTTCAGGTACGGTTGTTGCGAACAAAACGGTTGTCTTTAAAGAAAATAAT